CAGTGGAACATCATCTCGGTGAAGGAGCAGCGTGCTGAGTTCAAGATCCAGTACCCTGACGCTGACCCCTGCGACTTCGGTGTGGTGCGTGGGCTGGGTGACCGCTATGCCGATTGGATCACCGCTGAAGAGGTGCGGGTCGCTGAGTACTACCGCATCTTCAAGCAGAAAGCTACGGCTGTGCTGCTGAGCAACGGTGAGAGCGGCTGGAAAGATAAGCTGCTGGAGCTGCCCGAAGGTGTGACCATCATCAAGGAACGCCAGAGCGTGCGTCAGACCGTGCAGTGGTTCAAGCTGACCGCTACGCAGGTGCTCGAGCGTGCTGAAATCCCGTGCAAGTGGATCCCTGTGTTCCCCGTGTGGGGTGATGAGATCGACCTGGACGGGCGTGTGTACCGTCGGGGTCTCATCCGTGACGCCAAGGACCCGGCTCGCATGTACAACTACTGGATGACCAGTGCTACCGAAGAGGTGGGTCTGCGCCCCAAGGCCCCGTTCATCGGCGCAGAAGGCCAGTTCGAGGGTCACGAAACCAAGTGGGCACAGGCCAACGTTCGCAGCTTCCCGTACATCGAGTACAAACCGAAGACGCTGGCTGGTCAACTGGCACCCCCGCCTCAGCGCCAGCCGATGGCCGACGTGCCTGTCGGTGTGTTGCAGATGGCAATGCACGCCAGCGATGACATCAAAGCCACCACGGGTATCTTCGACGCCTCGCTGGGTGCCCGCTCCAACGAGACCAGTGGCGTGGCTATCGCCAAGCGTGATCGTCAAGGCGAGACCTCCAACTACCACTACATCGACAACTTGAACACCACGCTTCGTCACGTGGGGCGCTGTATCCTGGACATGTGGCCCAAGGTGTACGATGGCACCCGCATGCTCAAGATCATGGGCAAGGACGGCAAGGTCAGTGACGTAGAGGTGAACAAACCCACGGTGGAGCAGGATGAAACCGGGCAAGCCATTGAGACCATCCTCAACGACATGAGTGATGTGTCCAACTTCGGCGTGACTATCAGCGTCGGTCCGAGCTACGACACACTCCGCCAAGAGGCAGTCGACGGTATGATCCAGACAGCACAGAGCTGGCCCAAGCTCATGGACATCGCTGGTGACAAGGTGGTGCGCTCCATGGACTGGCCGATGGCTGAAGAGATTGCCGACCGCATCGAGAAGACTATCCCGCCGGAACTTCGAGACAAGGACGAAGAGGGGAATCAAGCCAACACGGTAGACACCCCGTTCGGTCCTGTGCCCCAGGAGCAGATTCCTGCCATGCTGGGGCAACTCAAGCAGCAGATGGATCAAATGCAACAGCAGCTCCAAGAGGCCGCAAGCGGCATCGAGAAGGAGAAGATCAAGGCTGCCAGCGCGGAGAACGTAGCCCGTATCAACGCAGACTCTCGTCAAGACGTGGAAGAGATCAAGGGCTGGATTGCCATGCTCATGCAACAGATGATGCCCCCGCCTGTTCTCACGCAAGCTGCGCTCGACGACCAATCCGGCGAGAATGCTGGTCAACAAATCACTCGCCCCACCGGACCCCAACCGATGGATCAGGCGCAACCTGGGACCTCTACCGACGAGGGTGATGTCGGGCCGGAGATCGCGCAATGAGCGTGCAAGACGAAAGCCAACAAGTAGACCAGACGCAGGGTGCCCCCGCTACCGAGGACACCAGCCAACGAACCACGGAGCAGAGCCAACAGGCCAGCCCCGAGACCCAAGGCACTGAAGAAGGTCAATCGCAGGAACAGCAGGCCCAAGGCAACGAAGGCCAGCAGAACGAACGTGACGAGAAAGGACGCTTCAAAGGCGTTCAGCCTCGTATCGATGAGCTGACCCGCAAACGCCACGAGGCTGAGCGGGAAGCCGCGTACTGGAAACAGGTCGCTCAAGGGACGCAATCTCCGGCTCAAGCCGCACCTCAACGCCCCGTCCCCGAGAACTTTGAGAAGTACGATGAGTACATCGATGCTCTGACTGATTGGAAGGCCGAGCAAGCCGTTGTCAAGCGCATGGAAGCGGACATCACCCGCAAGGTGGCTGAGACCCGCGCCCAGACGTTTGCAGAACGGCAGACTCAAGCTCGTACTGTGATGCCTGATTACGATGAAGTGGTGGGTGGTTCTGATACCCCCATCGCTAACCATGTAGGTGAGGCATTGCTGGAGAGCGACCTGGGTCCGCAACTGGCCTACCACTTCGCGAAGAACCCCGACGTTCTGATGCGCCTCAACAGCATGAACCCCACTGCTGCCGCTCGAGAGATTGGTCGCTTGGAGGCCACGCTGGGTCAGAAGCCCGCTACTCCTGCTGGACAGACAACGCAGACCCAGTCGAAGACAAAGGTCAGCAACACCCCGGCCCCGGCTGGCACTTTGGGATCGCAAGGTCGTGCTACGACTCCTGCTCTGGCCACCATGAGCATGGAAGACTACATGAAGCAGCGCAAGTCCCAAGGAGCACGCTGGGCTCGGTAACACCGAACTCAACTCTCTGAAGGAATGTCAACATGACAAATACCTTGGTCACCTGTTCCATCGTGGCGAAAGAGTCGCTCGCCATCTTGGAGAACATGGTCAGCTTCGCTGGCATGGTCAATCGCGACTGGGAAGACGAATTCACGGGCAACCAGTCCCGTGGCTACTCACCCGGTCAAACCATCAACATCAAGAAGCCCCCTCGCTACATGTACCGCTCGGGTCGCGTGGCAGCACCTCAAGCAACGGTCGAGAACACCGTGCCACTGACCCTGTCTCAGGGTGGTTGCGACCTGAACTTCACCTCACTGGAGCGTACACTGTCGCTGCAGAAGCTGGAAGACAAGCTGCAAGCTGCGCTGGCAACTGTAGCCAACGAAATTGATCGTCAAGGTCTGGCTATGGCCCGTCTGAACACGTTCAACTGCCTGGGTACTCCTGGTACGCTGCCCAACACCCAAGCTCTGGCGCTGTCCGCTTTCACGGACACCAATCGTCGTCTGGACGAAATGGCTGCTCCTCGCGACAAGCAACGCGCTTTCGTCATGGGTCCTGCCATGAACGCAGCTTCGATCGTGGGTCTGGCTGGCCTGTTCAACAGCTCCGACAAGATCTCGAAGCAGTTCGGTTCCGGCATGATGGTGGACTCGCTGGGCCTGTCCTATGCGATGGACCAGAACGTGGACACCCACATCAACGGTACCCAAGCCGTAGCGGGCACCAACATCAACGGTGCGAACCAGACCGGTTCGAGTGTCACCGTGGTGGGTTTGGGTGGTACGATCACCAAGGGTACTGTGATCACGTTGCCCGGTGTGTTCGCTGTGAACCCTCAGTCGCGTGTGTCCACGGGTGTGCTGATGCAGTTCGTGGTCACTGCTGATGTTGCGGCTGCTGCCACCAGCATCCCGATCAGCCCCGCCATCGTGACCTCGGGTGCATTCCAGAACGTCACCGCGTCGCCTACCTCTGGCTCGCCTTTCGTCATCTTCGGTACCGCTTCGGGTTCGTACCAGACCAACATTGGCTTCCACAAGGACGCCTTCACGTTGGCGATGGTCCCGATGTGGGCTCCTCCTGGCGGCAAGGGCGTGATCGACGTGGCTCAGGAGACCTACAAGGGATTCACTGTGAAGGTCACCGAGTTCTACGACGGTGTGAACGACAACTCGATCATGCGTCTGGACGTGCTGTTCGGCTGGACTGCAACCTATCCCGAGCTGGCTGTCAAGTACGCCACCTGATGAAGTGGGGGCTTCGGCCCCCGCTGATCTGAAACATTCATCTTTACAAGGAACACATCATGATCCTCTTGTCCAAGGCATACAAGGGTTACGCTGCTGGTACCATCGTCCAGCTCGCTACCCAGGAAGAAGCTGCTCTGATCACTCAGGGCTTCGGCACAACCTCTGCCGGTCCGGTGACCTCCGGTGCGGTAACCACGACTGCTTCGGCAGGCCGTGTGTCCATCGCTGCTGGTCAGTCTTCGGTGGTGGTGACCAACCTCAACGTCGATGCCAACAGCAAGATCTGGGCTGTGGTGAACCAAGCTGCGGCTGACGGCACCCTGCTCCGTGTCGAGCGCATCGTCCCGGCTGCGGGTTCGTTCACGATCTACGGTACGGCCAACGCCACGGCCACCACCACGATCGACTGGATGCTGATGATGGTCAGCGGCGAACTGCCGCCGAACTGATTGGCTCTAGTGGTGCGGGTACTCACACTCACTTAGGGCTTTAATGCCCTGTGAGTATGTGAGTACTCCACCCCGCCACCCCAACGAGTACTCACACTTCACCACATACGGAGAATCAGCATGAACGAATACCCCAAGTGGGTCCAACGCGACCAGCACATCGGCCCTGTCCTCTGCCGCAACGAGAAGGAAGAGCGAGAGCTCCTCAATGCCTACGAGACGGAACAAGCGGAAAAGGCTGAAGCCGAAGCCAAGGCAGCGGCCGAACAGGCTTCCGAAGCTGAAGAAGCTGCCAAGGTCGCTCTGAAGACCCAAGGCAAGGGCAAGTAAGTCCGATACCGTCGGTATCGTGGGCATGGTTTTGGGGCCTGCGTGGCCCCAAACCTATACCCACCCCTAGGCCAAGGACCAAAACCCGAGCTTGAGGCCGATTTTGCCCTTCGCGGGGCGTCTTGTAACCATAGGAGGCACCCATGCCTGGACCACAACCCTCGATTTTGAAGATGCGCACTGGTGTTGCGGCTGTTGCTGGGGGTACTACTCAGCCCGGCTGGGTCAGTGGTGATATCGCTGCGCTGGCTGCGGCTGGCACCGCCACGATTGTCTTCGACCTTGGCCCCAACTGGGATCAATACAACGTCGTTCAGCTTGCTGTTGTACCGGCTGGTCCATCCAGTGGTCTCAGCGGTGTAGCTGTGTACTCGTCTGATGACACGAACTTCAACGCTGCTGTGGACCCTCAGTTGAACTACACATGGGCCACAGCAGTCGGTGCAGCCTCCATGGCTATCGCTGCGCCTCAGAGCGCGATGTTCACGCCTCAAAGTCGGTACATGATCGTGCGTGCGACGAACGCCGATGGTGCTAACGCTCAGGGCGCTGGTGCGTTCATGCAACTGTCTATGCACTCAGTCATCTAAGGAGCGATGTATGACTACATGTGTAATTACTCAAGCCGGTCGTAGTGATGAGTACGGTCGTCCGTTGTTGGTGGGACAAACATACACCGGCACTGTTGATCAAGTTAGGGCGTTGGTTCAGTCTGGTTTTGCCATAGTTGGTAACTCTGCATTACTGGATACCGGGTTGACTTATGTGTCTCGTTCAGTAGATGGTGCTGGCAAAAACACATTGGCTTCTTCTGATGATCAAGCTATAGCTGGTGGAATGTATAACAAGGCGAATAATCTTCGCAGACTGTATTCCAGTATCGCTAAAGTTCTTTCTGGTCAGGGCCAAGCGTTTATTGGTTTAAGTGATGATTCCACTGGTGTCGGTGCTGGCGCTGGGACTGGAGGTAAAGGTCTTATCAACGCTCGCCCAGGATGCCCTACTGCTCAGCTTGTTTCGTTGTTGAATTCAGCGGGTATTCCTGCAGCTGACGACTCCTGGTTTGGTGAGCATCTTATTGAAGCGTTCCAAGGCGTTACCTTAGCGCAGTACGATACAAGATTCACTGTATCTGGGGCTGCTTCGTATTACCCAGACGGTCAATTTCAATCTTTGGGAGGAATCCCGTTTCAATTGAACTCTGTTGGTAAAGCTGTCAACTTTACGCCTACGAACCAGACAGATACAACGAAGTTCTTTTATTTCAACAGTCTTGGCGGTACGGTTGATACATCTTTTGCTGGTGGAGGAAGTCTGGGCACTGTTGTGGCTTCAGGAGCTAACACCATTGGATCTAGTACGAAGACTTACGCAAAAGGTGCTGGAGCGTTCACAGTATCCTGGTCTGCCGGTAATAACGCTGTGTTAGGTGGGGTGTCGTACGATTCTACAACTCCAAGAGTCAACGTGCTAAATCTAAGCGCATACGGAGATAAGCTTACTTCTACGAATGGTTATGTTAAGAACAAGAATTACTGGCGAGGAGGTAGTGCTTTATCGGTATTCGGTTTGGATGCAGTTATCGTTGGTATGACGATCAATAGTGCGAATCAAGATGGAGTCGCAGGAGTAGAAGCGTACAAACAGTCACTGATTGTTATGTGTACTGATGTTGTGAATTCAGGAGCTGATTTGATACTATCTACCCCACATAACATTGGTACCACGAACCAAAGTAACGGCATATGTGATATGTACATAGCGGCTATTCGTTCTGTGGCTGCTATGTTCAACGCACCAATTATTGATTTGTATCAGCGTATTGATAACTACGCAACATTCAATGCTAATGGGCTTTATTTCGATGCATTACACTTATCCACTATTGGGTACAGAGCCAAAGCACAAGAGATGTTCCGTGTTCTTAACGTATGGTCTTAAGGGGACGTTATGCCTAGTGGAATCATCGTTAGTGACTTGATCAAGTCGTCTTTGCGCCTCATTGGCGCTATCGCTACTGGTGAGACACCAACGGCCGATGAGTCCAGCGATTGTATGCTGGTGCTCAACGACATGTTGGAGAACTGGTCTACCGAAACTTTGTCGGTATGGGGGTCTAGCAACCAGACGTTCGCGCTCGTACCTGGTCAGCGCACGTACACCATCGGGCCTGCTGGTAACTGGAACACGGATCGACCCATTGATATCGATGATGCGTACATGACTTTCAGTGGTGTGGACTTCCCAGTGAAGGTCATCAGCCAGGAGCAATACAATGAGATCAACTTGAAGAGTATGGCGCAGCCTATCGTGGAGCGCTTGCTGTACGTGAACGAGTATCCTCTGGGTGTCGTTACCGTGTGGCCAGTACCTACGCAAGCCAACAACATCACGCTGACCATGAACCGCATCTTGGACTTTCCTGTTGCGCTCTCGGACACGCTGACTGGCCCACCCGGTTTCGTCAAGGCTATTCGGTACTGTCTGGCTGTCG